CATCGTCATTCACCTTGGCCCGGCCCTTCAAGAGTTCGACCAACTGATCCGGACGGATGGCTTTGTTTTCGGCAAGTGCATCCTGCAGCGCTTTTTTCAGCAGCAGGTCATGCCGTTTGGAACGTTCTTCGGCCACCAGTTTTGAACTGGCTTCTTTTTCGACTTTCAGCTGTTTTTCCAATTTCTCCAACCGACGCGACAACTGAGGATCAGCATCTTTACCCTTGGCCTGTGTGACTTTTTCGAGAGCACCATCAAGGTCCTCATCGTCCAGGTCAACACCCAGTTTAGTTGCCAGCAGTTCTGCTTTTTCCTGAATCGCAGTCAGTTTGCCCTCGGCTTGCTTCGTTCGTTCGCGCAGGGTCTGATTTTCCTTGTTTCTCTTGCCGACCTCCGCCCGGGATGTCTCTTCAAGTGACGTGAGATGCGCATTGATGAACTCAACAAGCTCTTTGCCTTTTTCAGCTCCCTCAAGAAGCTTCAAAAATTGTTCCATTGTCATTGCTTATCATCCTCCAGGGATTTTGTTTTCTTTGCCGCCGGGGCGATTTTTGCGACAGGTTCACTGTTAGACGGTTTTGTTTCCAGCCCCGTCGGGCATGGAACAAACTGACGGCTGGTGATACGAACCTGCCCTTGAGTCTTGATTGATGTCTGGATCATGATATCCTCCACGCGCTCCAGGCGCTTATATTTTTGAGCCGCCAGGACTCGGAAACGCAATTAAAAAAGACCCGCATTTCTGCAGGCCCATTAGGGCTTGTCTCTCGCCTTCATCGGTATCACCTCCGAATTTTGGTCATAAAGAAACCGCCTGTGTTAGGCGGTTCTAGTAACAGGGTATTTCATGAGTCGGGGGTAACTTTTGCGGTATCCCTGCATCAATCTGTTTTTGTATCGCGCTGAGCTGTGCGGCTTCATCGTCTTCCGGCGCAGCCATTTCAAGCAGGAAATCCTGCCCGTATTTCTTCCTGTATTCTTTCAGCTTGCGATTGACCACAGGGTATTCCCTACTTGCAGCCATTCTCTCACGCTCCATATTGCTTGATGATTTTCTCGAATTCGGCGATAGTCTGCGGCAGCGTTTCTTTTAGGAAAGCGATTGCTGCAGTATCGTTGTTAAAGTAAAGTTGCCAAAGATTTGCGAATGTCTCCATCGATGCCCGTTCCGGCCCTAGCTTCCAATACGACGCCTTATGACCGTAATTTCCCATGATTTTGCGATTTGTAATACCGCAGAAAATATCGGATACCGCAGCATTATCACGGAACGGAGCCCCTTGATAAACAACGCCGGCATGCACCTTTTCACGCAGTTCTGCTTTCGCAATAGAATTGGGTGTTTTTTTTGTTAGCTCATTATAGGTCAACTGCTTGAATTTTGCAACATCTTTTTTAATGGCCTGCTGGAAGTCCGTAAATGAGCCTTTCCATGAAGAACTTGACGCTGTCCAGCCCTTCGCGCCCAATTTTTTCACGATCTGATGATCCACTGCATGCCCCAGCTCATGCCAGAAAGTTCGATTGTATTCCGCAATTGTCTTTTTTGCGCTCATGTTGATTTGATTATTCCATCCGTAATGGCTGGTTATACTGGCTGGAATATCTGCGTATGTGGTGTCCTGAGCTACTTTTGAAACGATGTTCCTCATCACCTCGGGCGCCGCTTCATAGTCTGCGCGCAACTGGTTTCTTCGTATTTGCGGGATATTTAACAGAGCCGCATCGATATTCGATAAGGGTAGGGTCGGCGCAACCACGGGTACTGCAGGCGTTGGAAAGTCCTCTTTCGTCAGCCTGGGCCTCGGATCATCATGCCCCTGCCAGTTTCGCAAGCGTCCCTGCCAGTTTCGCAAGCGTCCCTGCCAACTATCCCCCTGCTTCCATGCTTTCACACCGGCGGCGCCAAGCAGGTCCTGCTGTTTTTGATCATCCAGGCTGCGCAAATATCTATCTCCGGCAGCAGGGTCAAACTTTGCACCGATCGGGTCCACTTCGCCTTCATACACCTGTGATAGTATGCAGGTGCAGTGTGGATGCGCTGGATGCGGCGGATTCGCATTTTTGGGATAAACCCCTTTGCCCAAACCGTAAAAATTTGCATTCGCATGAACATCACACACATCAAACTGAGGGTGGCGACTGGAAAGCCTCCAGCGCACGGCCACAACATCAGGATCATCGTAGTGCTTCGCCCAAAACCCTTCCGACCAGGCGCGGGAAATCTCGGTACGGGCGACGCGCTCAGCATAGTACCGGGATTTTTCATTGATCACCATGTTGATAGTTCTATCCAAGGCCCTCTGTGTTCCTTGCTGCGCCGTTTCAAGCAGTTGCGTATAAGCGGCTTTCAACGCCTGATTTGGTGCGCCATCCTGCCCCAGTTTTTCAATGTTACGTTTGGCTATCCTGGCTAGTCGCTTAATATCCTGAATGGCCCTTGAATCATCTGAAGTCGACTTCTGTGCGGCTTTAACAAGTGCATCAAGATATGCCGGCAGCTGCGCTCGCTTAATCGTTTCCGGAAATCCATAGCCATCGTAGAGTTTACGCGCCATTTGCACCCAGTTGGTCCCGACTTTGATTTGGTCGCCAACAGCTTTGGTAATACTCTGCCGCATGATTGCATCTGTGCCGTGCAACCGGCTGGAAAGCTTCAATTTATCCGCTGTCCAAGAGTGTTCAAAGAGTTTTTCACCAATGGCCAGCTTTGAAGCAAGGGATATGGTGACGCCAAAACCTCCACCGGCAGCCGTGCCCAAAGACTGTTTCAATTCATCCGCAATCTTACCCGAAAATCCAGTTTCGGCAAAGGCCAGATTTACTGCTTGCTCGACCGGAATCCCTTTTGCGATTAGTTCCTTCAGCCTGGCGATTAACGGGGCAGCCTGCCGCCGATATTCATCAGTCCATTGCGAGGTTATGCGGTCGATGATATCGCTCATACATTACCGCCGCCCTCCAGGGTATCCGTCTTACTCGCCGCATACTTCGACGCGTTGGCTGCTGCCTCGATTCCAAGCATCCGATTATTTTCTGCATCTTCAGCCCGGGTATCGATGTCTTTGATTACGGCATCAAAATCTTCATCCGGAATATCGGCAAGCAATGTGGCTGCCGCTTTCTTGTGCAGCTCGGCGTCAAATTTACCACCAATCTCCAAGTCCTTGCCTGCCTGAATCTCAGCCAGTGCACCAGCGATGTCGTCAATTCCGAAATTTCGCGAATAGGCCGTGCTGTAGTTTGTCACCTCGCCGGTGTACGCCGAAACCAGATCAGCCATACGACGTTCAGCCTGTTCTTTTGCTCCTGAACACCCGTAACATGTGACAAGATTGCCATGCGGTAGATTTCCTGAATCATGTTGGATCGTTCGGTTTGCAAGGCGGCCGCCATTTCACCAGGCGGCGCAATAAAAGCCGGAGTATTGGAAAGCATACCGTCATAACCCAGCACATTTTCAGTGCCCACAATGAGTTCCTGCACTTCCGAAGCTTGTTGCGCTGTTGAAACCGGATAAGTCAAAATTGCAAAGCCCTGATTCTGTAATATTTCAGCCAGCCAGCTGCAAAGATTAAACAGAGCCGCATTCGTTCTGGCAATCGAATAGAAATCGCTGTCCGGTTTCAGATCCCCAGGATCATTTTCACCGGAAAACAGCACCACAACAGGAACTCTACCCAGTTTATTAATGCCTGACATGACTGAACCATCACCAGATTTCTCCCACGCATCAGCCGTCCATTTCCAGAATGCCGTCTTGCTGCTACTTCCGCCGCTGGTTTCTGTAACCGTCTGATAGGTGATGGATGTAACCCGTCCGGATCCATCCGTCGTGTAGTTGGTCACATCTTTCTTCCGTACGATATAGGCATACGGCAAAACCCGGTTTTGGATCGCGTCCACCTGCCGATCCGGCTGGTCACTGAAGTTATCGACAATGATAAAAGAAACACCATGCTTCTTGGCTTCCTTGGCCGCCCGTTTCATGAAGCGGTCAATTCCTGCGCCGTTGGTATCGACGTCTTCCATAAACTTGTCGAACAGTGGCGTCGGTCCACCGTCGTTATTAACTCCCCACATCCGGTCCGGGATCTTTTGAAAGACAGGATCGACGTGGCTGTCAATAACGGTTTTGACATAGTTCAGATAATACGACATGCTTTTTCGACGATTGTACTTACTCACCGTTTCGCGCGGATGTGGTTCGAGATAGGTGCCATCTTTGAAACCGCCAGAACCTCGATATGCATCTTCCATGAACGTATAACCATCTACGTCAAAAAGCTTTTTGCGGCGATTATAGATTGCCAATCGCTCTGTTTTAGCCTCCGCCATCGGCGCTACCTCCTTCGTATCATTAACAAGTGAAGGATACTACAACAAGGCCTTTATCCTGCAGTGCATTAAAGGCGCCGCTGCCGGCATCGACCAAATCATCTTTATCACTCTCCGGGAATGCTTCCAGCTGCGAAAAGAACAAATCGTTCCAAGTTGCTGCCAACACTTCCACATTCCCCTGCTGCCACTGGGCTGCGAATGGCTCGGCCCTTACGATCTTGCTGCCGGTCTCACGTTCCACTCCGACATTAAACCCGGACAACATCATGACATAGGACTGTGACTGCTCTTTGCCTGCTTGCCCCGGATCCTGCGGCAGTATGGTTTTGATCCGTTTATAGGCAACCTTGTCGCTGATCGCCGTATTCTTGATGAGCTGCCGCACATCACCGGCCTGCTGCTGAACATTAATTGCATCAGCAACAACATACCTGCCGTTTTTCCGACGGCCTATCAGGACGCCTGCAGTGCAATCAGGCGTCGGGTTTTGTTCTGTGGGTACTGTTGCTGCCAAGTCCCACCGTCGGACCCACAACACGACGTCATTCGGCAGGGTCTCAATCATTGTGACTTGCGAACGTTTGAAATATAGACCGGCTGCCGGCTTAACCTTCCAGTTCCCTTCGAGTAACCGCATCCGGTCTACATAAGAAAGCGCCTTCAAGTTGGCCAGATATCCGGGGTCTTTCGTCAAAAGAATTTGATTGTCATAGACTGAAGACGCGATAAATGTAAAGTTTTTTACATCCGTCACATCAACTTTGTAAGCGTCAACCAGTTCGGCCGGACTGTTGGCCCAAACAAGCTGATCATTAACGCGAATAAAATACCGAAGCTTACCGCTGCGCTCCGGTATCGGGTACCCCGTGTTCCGGTCAATCCACCAGGCTATTAACTCCGCTACCCATGAATCCGCATCCGCGTTACAGGTTCCCCGAATATAAGGGCGAACACCACTGGTAGATCGGCTACGCGACATCATGTAGAAAAACTGCTTGCGAGAAAAATGAGTCAACTCATCAAAACACATCAGGGCAATCTGACTACCTTGCCAGCTATGAACGTCAGTATCATACTGTAAGTGGGAAAAGCTGATTTTTGCACCAGAGGGAAAGGCCATTGTAAACCGCGGTGTCTGCTTTGGGGTGGCGCCACAATGCATGTATATTTCAAGCGCGGTATCCCAAAGCCCACCCTCTGAAGATATTTGCTGCGCGTTGCGCCTAAAGATAACGGAGCCAAATTTGGAATTATTGATATGACGAAGATTTTCCAGCAGCAGCGCATAGGTCTTTCCGCCGCCTGCGCTGCCGCCGTACACCACGATATCCGCTGAACTTGCAAGGAAATCCTCTTGTGGACCGCGTTGAGGCCGGATATCATCCACTGGAATCGCCCCTGCCATTATCCGGAATGTATATCTTCACTTGCGATGCTGTCTGGATCGGTCCGCCGCCAGGACCGCTGATTTCCTGCTTATCCGTAAACATACCGAGATGCTTTCCGACCTGCACCAGGGAGTTATCTCTGCAATAAAGTTTGAATTTAAACTGCCCGTCTTTTCCCACGGAAATTTCGGAAATGTTTTTTGTGTCAATAGTCCGGCTGTCTTTAATCTC